TATCTTAAAGATATTTTTCCTGGTTTTTGTGCATTTGATATTGATACCCCCTTTTGCTGTATGTCTGCTTCTGATATAGTAAGTCCTTCAGATGTGTTAGACAAGATGTCAAAGAGACTCAAGAATCTCATTATTCCATACTCATCAATATATGCACCAATTTGATATGCAACAAAGATATCATTAAGAGCATCAATAATTGTTTTATCTCTTGAGTTAACATAGTAATAAGATATATCAAGTGGTTGTGACTTGTTGTTGCATATTCTATATAATGAGTCATAGTCATAGTCAGTAAATCCTGCAAGATCAAGAATATCGGTTATTATTTCAAATACCGTTTTTAAATTTGCAACGTAGTCTGGAGAAGGCTTTGACTGCAAATACTTAGATACATCATATGCTTGGACTGTTACATCTTGAATATCATTTTCTTTCCAAGAATCTGAGTAGAATACTCCTGCTGGTATGTAAACATTTGAATGAGCTGTAGCAGATGCTCCAAGAACTGCGCTGCTGCGTAAATGAAAATTAACATAAAACTTAATGTTATTTCTTAGCATATTAGAAAGAATAGTTAGCGAGTTATCACTTTGGTTTGAAAAGATAGGAACAATAGATCCATTCTTAGTTGCTGGTATTCCAGAAAAAGTTATATTAACATCATTTGAGTTCATTGAAGATATAGGCAACACAGTGTTTGATCCATCTAAAGATTTTTCTAAATCTAATCCAGTTACAAAGTCTGACAAATCAACTTCAAGTCTAGGAGATACTTCTATCAAATGCATTCTCTTTAAGTCTGCAGATGCGGAAGCACTTCTAGAAAGTTCAGTAAATGGAGTATTAACTGATGCAGTAATTCTAATTTTATTAACTGTTGTTTTTTTAATTAAAGATCCGTCTGCTTCAAACTTTGGCATATCAGCTTGTGACCAAGGTGTGTTTGTCCATACAGTTCCATTCCAGTACAAAACAATAACACCAGTATTATAGGAGTCGCTATTTGATAATGGTGATAAGTTTGATACCTGTGATGTCACTGGTGGTGTTGCAGAGTTTGTTATAGTAGCAGTAACTAGTGATTCATTTATATAAAGGTTAAAAGTTGGAATAGTCATTAAAGTATTAAATTTAATTACTATCTTATTTGTCATTAACCCCTTTTCATAAATAGCCGTAATGCTTGGACTATATGTAGGGTCAGTTGTTACAGGGTCAGATACAAAGTATCTGTATGGGTTAATGTCTGTAGGCAATGCACTCTTTAATACTGGCAATTTGTTATCTACTAAAAAGAAACTAGGGTTTTGAATAATTGAGGTAATTGGCATATATTTATTTCCAATTTTACTACTATCAAACTTAGATGGTAGTTGTGAAACAATTTTTCTATGTCCTGGTGCAAATGAACAACTAGCATTACCTGAAGGAACGTAAGACTCACCTGGTCTAAAATATGAGAAAACACTATCTGTTGGAAACAAAGATGCATTCTTATAGTCAAAGATGGTTGTTTGATAAACTTCTGGTAAAGTAAAAGATACTAAAGGATTTGTATTTTCTTCAGAAAAACTGCTTGCTACAATTTTATAATCAAATGAATTAAATGTTTCTTTTGACCCTACATATGTTACTACTTTTGTCCACGTTAATGATGTGGCTTCAGCTTGTTGAGAACCAGACTGTGAACCAGATCCTTTTGCGTATGCGCTAATCATTACTGGTATTGGGCTATTGGTCTTTACGTATGTGATTACTTTATAGGCTGCTCCAGATAGTCCAGATACTGAGTATTGTGCTGATCCAGTTCCGCCAGACATTTGAAAGCTTTTTGTTGTAAAGTTTTCTTTGGGCACTATTGCATCTACATATGTAGCAGAAGCTGATATTGTTTGCTTTGTTCCAGTACCCGCTACGGTAATGTAAGGTGAATTAAATAAATTATGATTCCACTCAGCAGAAACCACTGGAATAAGATCAATAGATTCCGAGTTTTTAAATATATCAGAACTCTGAGTTTGTGTTAATGCTCCCACATTTAGCATTATATCTCCGTAAACTCAATGCTCATATCAACATAGTCTGAAACCTTTGTTCTATTAATAATTGTTTTAGAAAAATCAGTTATAAACACATGATATGTTTTAGACCTGTTCTGTGCTGTAACAAATATTCCTAATGGCTGTGATCCAAAGCCTGAGTCTACATTAAGTCCTGAAGATACAATCTTTAAGTAAATAGGCAGTCCTGCGTTAGACTTATAAAATGACTCAAGCCAAGCAGCGCTATAAAAACCATCAACACACTCAGAATGCTTTGATGGAACATATTTCCAAGAACAAGAAATATTATTTTTTTGAGCAACAACATATTTTCTCATTTTGCCATTGGCCATGCGGGATTGTGTTTCAATTAACTCTGTAGAAATATCAATGGCATCTCTATTATGATCTGTTATCTTATACCAAGTGTTACCATCAATAGAGATCTGTATTCCTGCATCAATTAAATATGCCATTATCTGCCCACCAAATTCGTTTTATTGTTTTTGCTTTGTATTCTTTCTAATTGTATCATAACCTCTTGTGCTATTTGCTTAGGGTCTTTATCTGCACCGTTAATTGTAATGTTATTTGTAACAGGTCCAGAAGATGAGAAGTTCTTGTTTTCTTGTGCAGTAAGTACACGCTCACCCTTGTGAAGCTGTGCAATTTGATCTTCAGGAATGTATGGTGAACCAACTTCGTAAGATGGAAGTTTGTATTTAGCAAGACCGCCATTAGCAAAACGAGAACCTTTGGCAATTTGAATTTTTCTTTCTATGGCTTTTATTTCTTCTTTAGTAAGATCTGTTTTATATTGGTAATAACCCATTTCTTTTCTAATTGACTCTATATCTGGATTGCTGACAGTGCCTCCCATGAAACCGTACATATTCATTATGTTGAATGGATTTAATGAATGGCTGCCCTGCACATCGCCTAGGTGCCTGTCTAACCATGATGATTTACCACTTGGATTGCACATGTCGCAGTTTGCTGACTCACCTAGGTGCCCTTGAAAAGAGTGAATAATCTCATGCATCGCTACGTCTTTTCCGCCAGCGGTGCTAAAAGGATTTAATCCCATCCAAGTGTCGCTCATTTTTGCTCTAGGCATGGTAATTGTGCCAGAATTCATTGCCCACCAGTTAGCAGGACCACCGCCTCGCTCTTCTCTTAGAGCATCTCCATCAAGAAATTGTATTGGAATAACTTTAGGGCCTGTATACTTGCTATATGCAGCTTTTGCAAGTATTTTTTCTCTATTTTCTGGCTTGATAACTCTAAACGGGACTCCTGTTAATCTTGTCAACTCATTTGCAGCCATATAGATAGAGGATAGATTTCTTTTTCTATCTTCTTTTCCTTCAGAAGTGTAATCTTTTACATCCAGATAAACTGGCCTTAGTTTACCATAACCGCTGTCTCTTTGAGCCTTGTAGTATGGTGTACGAATGGAAGCAGGTGAGGTGCCATCATCAGGAGATACGGATTCAGGGACATAAGTGTCAAATCCAGCTCCTGTTTCTCTGGATTGAAATCTTTGAACAACATTTTTTAGTACTGAAAATGCAGACAGTGGCGGGATCTTACCGCTAACTAATGTTTTTAATTGATTTAATGCAAACTTTGGAAGAGATTCTGGTTTTTGGTTATCAGTAAACTTAGGAAGATATGGGTTCCAGTAATCCCAGTCTCTGGCCCACTCTGGCACTTGCTCACCTGTTCTCATTGCCATATCATGTGGGGCTGTGTTTGATGGACCTGAAGTTGGAAACAGTTTCATTCCCATATCGTGTGGGGCTGATCTAGATGGAATTATTCCTCTCATCATATCGTAAGCATGCTGAGGTAAATTTGTTTTGTGCTTGTGTCCTACTGGACCAACACCGCCAGGGCTTCCTTTACCAAATTTTTGAATTAGTCCACCCTTAGCGTATCCATCAAGTTGATCTTTAAATGATAGGTCTGAAAATCCTACAGCATGCCCAGACTGTCTTTTTCGTAATTCCAACTCTTTAGCTTTTTTAGCAAGTGCTGCTGCAGATGGTGTTTTTACTGGTGCTGGAACAACGCTTGCTGCCATTGGTTGAAATGGCGACCAATCTACTCCTGGTGCTGCTCCCGCTCTTAGTCTACCTATCAGATTTGCATAAGATTGTATTTCATCTGGATCAGTGAGATTAAATGATGCTATGGCTTCTTCTACCAATGGAATTTGTCTGTTAATTTCTTTTATAATTGCATCATGGTATTCTGCTGGTGTCATTGATTGTGCAATTGGTGCTGTTGTTTCAGCAAACCATCTTTTTGCCCCGCCCTTTACACCTAGTAAATTAATAGCAGCCTGCTCTTGCATTGATGGCATTGAGGTGGAAAGCTTTCTCATTCCAGAAGCTACATCGTATACTCCTGAAGTTCCTGAGTCAACAAGATTTTTTCCAGACAGGTTTGCTTTTTGTAAATCTTTATCTCCACGCCACAAAGATGCAACCAGTTGTGTTATATATTCACCCTGTGTAAATTCTCCAGATGGGTTTGCAAATTCTGGATTATAAGCAGACTTTAATGCTAGCAGTGTTCTTTTTGCTTTTGCATCTGAAGGATCCATTATTTTTATTAAATCTTGAATTGGTGTAGTTAGTCCAACTTTTCTTGAAATTACATTAGATCTAATTTCAGATAAACCAGATAAAGAATCTGTTACTGGCTTGACAAATTCTTTTGTTCCATCTGCACCCTCATATAGACCACCAATTCCTCTAACTGGAAAACTTTTACCAACTGTTGCTTCTAGTTGTTTTCCTAATTGTGTGATTGGAAGATCTTTAAAGATACCGTTTTTAATAGAGGCATCTATTGCTTTCATTGTTTGTTCAGATGCTCGTGCTTCTTCTAGTGCTTTTATTCCTCGTGGCATACCAAGGAATAAACCTCTACTAGCACCCATTCCCATAAAGTTAAGTGGCAGCATGGATGCTCCTAGAGCGTCTCCACCTTTACCTTGTCCAGTAATAAGTCTTAATAGTTGTGCTGTTCCAAACATTTCAGCAGCTGGTGTATTTTTAGAATTAAATCCAGATACATATCTTTGGAACCAATTTTGTTTTTTACCATACTTTGGTCTTGATGCTAATCCGCCTTCTGCAAATCTACCCTTCATTTCAATAATCTTAGCTCGCATGGCAGTCTTAGATAAATCGCCAAGAATTTGACTTTCTACTTCACTTGCAGAACCCATGCCAGCATCTACATACTTATACTTATCGTGTCTGCTATAACCAATAGTTCCATCACTACCTAGCCATGAGTATGCAGGTCCGTCAGAAACTTTTATTGGCTTAGTAAGTTTAGCAGCAGTCTTTGCTGCCCCACCCCTTCTAGCCATTTCATATGCATACTTAGCATAGGCAGTAGTACCTTTAGGAGGTGCTTGAATTAGCGTATTTGTAAGAGCGTCATGAGGGTGTGGATGTACGTAGCCACCGTCATGATAACCAATCATGTTTCCGCCACCGCCACCTAGTAGCCCGCCAAAAGCTGCAGATGCCCCAGAGCCAATTAATGGGGGAGTAATCTTATCAATACCCATTCCAGGACCACTAGACTTTCTTAGTTGCTCTGCTAGCTGATGCCAGTAATCAGAGAACTGACCTACCTTTCCACTAAATGGAAGTCCTGGTATCTCTACTCCGCCCCATGGATCTTTGCCAGCATTATTAAATATAGGCTTTCCATTTTTATCAAAGCCAATCGGAGAGCCCTGATATAGTCTTTCTAATTCTCCCCAGTATCTTCCATATGGACTTCCAGTAGGCTGGTTATTAGAGTCATAGCTTCTTGCTGGCTTTTTCCACCAAGGATGGACTGCTCCGCCCTTTGCAAACTTTCCAGCATTCAATGCATCCATTACTCCTGTGCCATACTTCTTTACAGAAGAAGCTTTGACAACATACTCTCCATCTGAAAGCATTGCTGGAATAGAGTCAGATGTTGCAGTTCCTGGACCCTTTACTTTTCCACCAGGCTTGAAGTGCTTTATGTATCCACCTTCTGCTAATTTTTGTGGCTTACCCATTCTAATAAAGTCACCATTTTTTACAACTTTCCACTTATATGTAAGTCCATCTGCACCAATTGTACTAACAACAATAAAGTCTGTAGCTTTCTTTAAACGATCAAGATCTGTTTGGATTTGACTTCTAACGTATTTTTCAAATTCATCTCTAGTTTTTCCTGTTACTTGTGATGTATCCCACCACTGTTTGCTATCATTCCATGCTACTTTTGGATCAAGGTCTGCAGCTGTGACAGGAATAGCTGCATCTGCAGTTGTTGCACCCGCAGGCCATATCTTTGGTTTATTTTGTTCAACCCAAGCTTTTCTGCTTGCTGCACTTACATCTACTGGAACCGCAGTAGAAGAGTTTGTGCCTGATTGTGTTGTATCAAATGTTATAGAACCAATAGCTGCAACAATGCTTGCTGCGTTAGCAGCTGCATCTGCAGATGCATCATTAATAGCAGATACAACATCGTCAGACATTGCTTGAATTGCATCTATTTGGGCTTGCAGTGCATCAGATTTTGCTTGTAGGTCTGATATTGTTTTTTCTTTATTAAATTCTACTGTATTGTTTTGTTTTTCTTGTAAAAGGCTTGCAGCTTCAATATACTTTCCTCTAATTTTAGCTTCAAGAATTTGCTGATCAAGGTCTTGTTGTTTTTGTGTATACTCAGATTGTTTTTTTAACTCATCTGTTATTGCTTGTTCTTTCTTTATTTCATCATCAATAATTTTCTTTTTTGCTTTAAGAAGTTTAATTTGTTCTTTTGTAGATTTTACTTGAGCATCAGCTAACTCTTTGTATTTTTTTGTTACGCTTCCTGAATTTGTTTTTTCCCATATTTTTGGATCATTTAAAAAATCAAGGGCTGCCTTAGCTAAATCTTTTCCTTGTGTTGCTGGATTAATTTTTGCTTCAAACCCTTTTCCTACTGCAGCCATAATTAATCCTGTTTGCTCTAACGTTATTCCGTTTACTCTCTTTAGTGCTTGAATTGCTTGAGCTGCCTGCAAGTTTCCTACTTGAATGTATGCATAATATAGTGCACCCAAACCTTCTGCTGCAGAAAGACCAGATTGTGCAACACCATCTAAAATAACATCTAGTTGCTGTAAAGATGATGCATTTGCTGCTGCAGCCATTACTTGCGTTAATGCTGTTCCTAATGTTAGAGAGCTTCCTGATGCATCTTTTAGTGTTTGCACAACTGCTTCAGTTTGACTTTTTAAATTCATAAAATTAGATCCAACCATAGCAACCTTACCACTAGATGCTAAGATTAAATCAAAAGTTTTTTGTGCTTGATCTGGTTTAATTTGACCCAGAGCAACTTGTGTTGTAACAAAAGCTTGGGCAATTTTATTAATTTTTTCTGGAGATGATTCTTCTGTTAAACCAGTTATAAGATCTCTTAAAGGATTTCCTTCTGGCAGCTGGCTAACCATTTCATTAAATCTAGCAAGCTCATCTGTTGTATATCCAAATGCTTTGCCAATATTTTCTAAGCTACCGCCTACAATTCCAAGAGATACACCAAAGTTACTTATAGAAGTATCTACATTAACTATTTCATTACCAAAATATGCAGCTATATCAGCACTAGATTTGAATGCTGCTTCTGTCATTGCTTTTTGAATTCTTTGTTTTTCAATTAATTCACTTATTGCAGATGATACAAGACCTATTGCTGCACCAGCTGCAGCTCCCCAAGGACCAAATAGCATACCCATGCTTGCACCAGTCATTGTTGACTGTATTAGATTTTTACCAGCAAAATCAGGCGCTGCACTAAGAGCCATATTAGCACCCATAAGTCCTACGCTGCCTTGAACGCCACCGAACTTAGCTCCAACTTTTTTAATGTTTGCGTATTTTGCTTTTCTTGCACGCTGATTTTTTAGTTTCTTTTTTTCCTTCTCAGACATACCGACCATTGGAAGAAGGGTTGTTCCTGATGGCATGCTTGGTCCTATTGGAGCAGGGCCCTGTTCTCTTGTTGCAATGCGACGAGCCTTACCACTTTGAGTTGATTTTTCTTTTGTTTTATTTATTGCTTCTTCTTTTGCTGTTTGATATGCAATACCATCTTCTTTACCGTGGGTAGCAGCCAATCGGTGGGGGCTTCCTCTGTCTAGGCTTGCCTCATAAGGATCTTTTGTTGATGCCTTAACTCCCTTTGTATACTCTGTGCCATCTTTAGATCCACGTTTAAATAAAGATTTAATTCTACCTCTGTCGTCATAGTAGTCGTCTCTAACTGATGCATCTACAACAGCACTTTGATTTCTTTTAACTCTTTTACCTGAAAGCCCCATAAATGATTTTCCTGAACCAAACACTGCAGCATCCGATGGAACTTGTTGCCCTGGTTTATAAGGAGTGCCGAATTGAACTTGGCCCTTTGCCATATCTCTTGGAACTGCATTAAGCTGTGTTCTATTAAATACATTAGTCTTTGTATTTTTTTCGTCATAGCCAGCAACTGCGCCCATTTCTTTTAGCAATGTTGCTTTGTATGCTGCCTCTTTTATTTTTCTTTTTTCTAAATCTGTTTTTGCTTCTTTTACAAGTTGTAGTGTTGCTTTTTCTGCTTCTGCAATTTTTTGTTTTGCCAAGGTAGATGCCTCTTCTGCAGACAAACCTTTTTGCATTAATGTATACTCTAATGCTTGAGTAGATTTCATTTTTGTAAAATCTGCTTTTTTAGCTTCAACTTCTTGTTGAGACAGACCAACTAAGCTTTTTTCTAAATCTAGTTGTTCTTGAACTAATATTTTTGCTTGTTCTTTTTGCGCCCTAGTATTATCTGTTTCATTTTTAGATGGTTTATCAATATAGGCTTGAGCTTTTTTACTTGCTTCTTGCGCTTGTTCAAATGTTATTGGTTCTCCTGCAATGCCAGCGGAATTTAACATAAAGTTTCTATCAGCAGATGTTTTAGTTGTTGTTCCAGCAAATTCACCAGTTCCGATTGCTGTTACATCTTCAATATTATTTTCTAATAAGCTACTAGACAGACTTCTAAGAGATGTTTCAATAGTTCTACTTACTGTTACCATTCCATCGGCTGTTGTGGACAATCTTTGAATACTAACACCAACATCTGGCAAAACTGACAAAACTCTTTGCATTGTTGGGTCTGACAGTGTTGTAGTTAATTGTGCTGGAGTAAATCCCTCTATGTGGCTTGCTACTGTTTTGGCACCTGGCTTTCCAACAGAATACCCAGGAATATTGTCTGCAATCATTCCATTAATGAGTCCACCATACTTCTTGCTCATCTTTGTTGGAATTACTGTTTCTCCAGGCATGAGTAGTGATAGCTCTGTGTCTTTATTTCCTGTACCGCCAACTACTGCAGGCTTTCCATTTGCTCTCTTTGTAACTGGTGCTCTTTTAAATGGAACCTTGGTTGGCATTAATTGTGCCTGTGCTGCAACTGCTCTGTAATATGCTCTTGTTAGTGCATCAACTGCTGAAGCTTCTACAGTAAAGGTTTGTGCAAGATTTTTGTGCACTTGATCAAGAGATGCTGCAACCGCTGCTGCATTTCTTTGCTCAAGAGTCATATACTTAACTTCAGTACCTAGCGTTGCACTAGACTTACCAGCTTTATTAAAAATACTTTTTAGGAATGTAAAGCCTTTAATTATATTTGCTAAACCGTTTGCAAGCAAACCAAATGTCATTAATAATACTGGACCAAGGCCTGCAACTATTGCTGTTAATGTAACAATAACCTTTTTTGTTCCATCTCCAAGATTATTAAACTTATCTAAAATTTTTGTAACAAACTCAGCAATTGGTGTTACTGCTTTTAAAAACTCTTCTCCTACTGGAACTAATGATAGCTTAAGATTTTCAATAGATGCTTTAAATTTGTTCATTGCAGACTCTGAAGTCATTCCTAATTCTTTTTCTGACAATGCTGCAAGTTCTTGAATTGATGATCCAGCTAGGTCAAGTACACGTGATGCCTGAGTTCCTTCTTTTGTTACGTTTGCAAATAAAGTAGATAGACGAGCAAACTGAAACTTACCAAACATTTGTTCAATTGCTTGTGCTCTATTTAGTGGATCAAGTTGATTTAATGCTGTTGCAAAGTCAATAACTGTTTTCTTTAAGTCACCCTTATTGTCTACAACAATCTTTTTTATATTAATACCAAGACTGTTAAGCATTGCTGCTGCTTTTCCAGTTGGGTTAATCATAGAAGCAAGACCAGACTTGAGTGCGTTAGCACCTTCTGATGCGTTTATTCCACCTTCCTTCATTGCAGTCATAAAGAATGCTAAATCCTTAACATCTCCGCCAAGCTGTTGAATAACTGGTGCTGCCTTTGGAATTGCAGTTGACATGTCATCAAGTGATAAAACAGTTTGGTTTTCTACTGCGTTAAGAAAGTCAATATTCGTTGCTAAATCTTGAGATGACATTGAGAATGCATTTTGCAATGCAATGGTAGTTTCAAGTGCCTTTTGGCTTTCAACTTGTCCTAAAACAGAAAGCTTGGTTGCTGCTGCTGTTTGTCTTTGAAGGTCAACTCCTTTAAAACCTGCTGCTGCAGCTTCTGCTGCTAAACCTACTGTATCTTTTACTGCGATGCCATACTTTGTAAACTCTTTTCCAAGAGCCTTTATTTCTTCTAATGCTGCAGTACTTTCTGTCGTTGATGTAAATAGATCACCATATACCTTTTTAAAACGTATTGCCTGAGTTTCCATATCCATAAATGTTTTAGCAGCTGCTGCTCCAACAGCCATTAATGGAATTGTAAAACCAACCATAAGCTGACGGCCAGCCCATTGTGTATTTTTACCAAAGTTTAAAAGATTAGTTGATCCTTGCTTTAACAGCTGATTAAGAATTGCCTGCTTTTCAGCAGCAATCATTGTCTTTGTTGCAAGATCATTCATATCAAGAGATAGAGGTCTTACGGCAATTGCCTTCATTGCACCGCTAGCATCACGGCCCATCTTAATATATTGTGTTTGAAGGTCTTTTACATTTTCTCTTGCTACTTTGTTTATTGTATCAAACTCAGTTTTAAATAGTTTTCCAAAAGTTTTTGATGCCCCACCAGCATATCTAAAATATTCTTTCATGGAGAACTTGTTTTTTTCTAAAGAGCTTGTAAAAGATTCTGTGGTTGTTTTGATTGTTCTCATTTGGGCAGAGAACTGGCCTGTAGCATTAATTGAGTTAATTAAGTTTTGCTGCATTTGGGCAGTGACTGCATTTGCTGCAGCACCGCCTTTTGCCATTGAGGTATGAAAGGCTGATATCTGTCTTTGTAAGTTTTTGATACTGGCTAGTGCTTCAGTAGTATCAATACTTACTTTAATATTAGACTGAACATCAGCCATTCAATACACCTCTTTATTTAGTTATATTATTCTTCAGTATTAAAAATTGATGCTGCTTCAGAAAGTTTAATTCCTGATGCTGTTTCAACAATCTCATATACTGTAGGCAAGTCAATATTATCCTCAAGCGCAGCAATGTCAGTTGCTAGCTCTGGCTTATATTGTTCCATTGCGATTAGTACACACTCCATTAGTAGATTGATTGATTTATCATTATCTTCTACTACTGCTGCAATACCCTCAAACTTTTTCATAAACTTTCGTAAAAGTGAAATCTTAAGCGGTCTTAAGGTTATCTCTGTACCATCAATTAATTTGACTTTATGCGCTTCATGCACAGTTGTTGCCATATTGATCCCTCCCTTGGGTTTAGATTAATTATACCATGAGAGAGGGGTCTCTTGCGTCTTCATAATCAAGACCCATGCCAATTCCAAATCCTACTCTTTGAGCATTTTGTCCTTGCAGTGCTAATATGTCATTACTATCATTTGTTGCTCCACCGCTAAATACTCTAGCCTTTAAATCTTCCCATTCTTTTTGACCTTTTTCAGGTTCAGATCCGCCTTCTAAATCAATACCTTGAATTGATGCAAAGAATTTCTTTTCTTGATAGTCTAATTCTCTTTTACTTGCTATTATTGATAATAGTTCAGACAATGATATTGATGATTCTAGCTCACTGTAATCTTTCCATATACCCAGCAAAAATACCTCTGATTCAAGTTTTGCTAAATCAAAGTCTTCCCATGTTGGACCAGCCTCACTACTTTGGGCCTGAGTCTTTATGCTTTCTTCTGAATCTTCACCTATTTTTATATTTGCAGCAACCTCTAAAATTTCATGTACTGTTGGTAAATCTATGTTATCTTCAAGATCTTCTAGGTTTTTAGATATTTGAGGATAGTATTGTTTCATTGCAATTCTTGCACACTCTAATAAAACCATCATTGATTCATCGTCATTTTGTGCATACTTTATTTTATTAAATACATCCATAAACTCTCTAAGATACTTAATCTTAAGAGGCATTATTTCTATTTCTGTACCGTCAAATAAATAGATGTTTTTTGTTTTATATATTGATGTTGCCATAGTCTACTAAGTCTACCACAAAAACAACAAAGCCCACCTCGTTATGAGATGGGCTGAGCTGTATTATTAAGTTTTTATTATGCTGGTGCAAATGTACGGTCAACGATCTTACCGTATGATCCAGAACTATCTTCTGGTAGTAGACGGAATGATACTTCAAACATTGAAGCCTCATCACGCTTTGCTGCTACTGTTACATTCTCAATTGAGAGTGCACGGTATGCTGTGTATACACGTTCTGTTACTGCAGCTGTTGCAGGGTTTCCAGTTCCTGGACCCACGGCAACGATACCACGCTCTAGTGCAACATCGCCAATGTCTCCTGCTGACATGTCTAAGACCTGTCCTGCAGATGTTGACTTTGTTCCTGATAGCTTTGATTCTGGTGATGCAAGTGCTAGTAGAAGATTTTCTAGAGTAGCTTCAGCAAAAGCAGTTGCAAGGCTAACCTGCATACCCTGCTTGTATAGCTTAGCAACGTCAAGAACCTGATCTACTTGAACTTCACCAAAATCTGGCTGGAACTGTAGTTCAAGACCATTCATAGTGTAACCTACGTTTGTGTAGTCTACAGCATTTAGTGTTGATGTAAGTGTAGTCTTAAAAGACTCTGTTCCAACAAACGGCTTTAGTGTTGATGGAGTTAGTGTTGTATCTGCAATAAAAAGTGCTGCTGCGCCAACGATGATGTTGTTGGACGTTCCACGACTATATGGCATATTCTTACCTCTTTTCCTTTAAAGATAGATATTAAATTATACGGCGTTCTGTTTCCTCAAGTCAATTATAACAGCGTTTTAAATGACTAATTTAGTAGCCAAGGTCTCTGGCTGCCAGGAGTGGGCTGTCAAATCAGGCATCTGGTGATAGTCAAAGTCAATAATGATCTTATTGCCACCATATGTACGGGCTGTACCAAAGTCTATAATATCTCTGGTCTCCTCAAGCTGGTATACCTTGAAATTATGGAAGTAGAACTGGTTATCTAAAACCTCTGTAGGGCTTACCCTAATCTGACGGTTACTACACCA